CCATGATGATTCAGAACACAGCCAACTTCGTAGGTACGGTTGGCACAACTCCGGGACTTTCCGGCTCGGACGCTTTCCAGATATATTCCACGGCTGGCCAACGGCTTGAGGAAATGGGATTTCCCGCCGAAGCTGAATCGGGGCGCGAGGGAAATCGTAACCTGATCATCACGGCGGGCGGAAACACCGGATGGAACACCTACACGAAGCAGTTTTTCAATCCGTCCGATTCGCTCACCAAGCAGTGGAAAACGGGTCAGGTAAACAATGCGTTGGGCTATCAGTGGATGCCGACGCAGATCACGCCCACGCAGACCATCGGTCTACTCGGCGGAACGCCTACGGCCAATGGAGCCAATCAGACAGGCAACTCGATCCTTACGACCGGCTGGACGGCCAGCGTGACAGGAATCTTGAACGTTGGCGACATTCTGACTTTCGCGGGAGTCTATGCCGTGAATCCTCAGACCCGCCAATCCACTGGCAGCCTGCAAGACTTCGTTGTGCAGGCTCAAGTCAATTCTGCTAGCGACACGACTGCGACCGTAGTCATCGCTCCGGCTATCGTTCCCAGTGGGCAATTCCAGAACGTGACGAATTCACCGTCTACGAGCGCTCTGATTTCGGTCTATCACGTTGCCGCCGCTGGCCAGTCTGCCCTTTCTGGCGTCAATACCCCACAGGGTATCTTGTGGACGCCTGAAGCATTCGCTTGGGTTTCATTCCCCGGCGACGTGCCCGAAGGCGTGGACATGGGTGCCACGATGATGTACTCTGACCATGACGACAGTTCAGAGTTCCCCGTTGAATTGCGGTTCGCCCGTATTTGGGATGGATACCGCGACCAGTGGGTGAATCGATTTGACGTATACTACGGCATGGGTCCGTTATACGCGGAAGGAGCAGTCCGAATCGCACTCGGCTAATCGAGGGATAAGGAGAACAACACAATGTCAAATCCAACTGGTTTAGCTGTAGGGGCAATCTCCAATCCACTATTGGCGTCCACCACGCTAACGGTTTCCATACCGCTAACGCCATCCGGCAACAATATTCTTGTTTCGGTGGCTTCATCTACCAACGTGACGACGCCCAGTCTGGCTTCTAGCGTAGCCGGATCATATTTCTTCATCAACGGCGAAGCGTTTCAAGTAACTGGGAACGCTGCCGTAACAGGAACATATCGCGTCAAGCGCGGACTTCTCGGAACTCCGCAGCAATTCCACCCGGCAAATGCTACCGTATGGATCGCAAACGCAGCAACGTCTACCGGCGATAGCAGCCGTCCGTTCTCGAATGCCATCTTCGTGATGGACGACGCCAGCCCTACAATGTCGGCTACCCCTGGCATTGCACCTGGAAGCACCCCGAGTTCTGCGGCTTCGGTTTCCGGTACCGTCTATTGGTCACAGATCAAAGTGGTCGAGAACCGTCCGGCTACCGGAATCGTGCTGCTCAACGGCGGTACGGTGGGAACGGATAACCTGATCGTTGCGCTCTATGATTTCGACGGCAATCTGCTGGCGAATTCGGCGCTTGCGGGCACGTTGAGCGCGGGCGCTTCCCTCTATCAGAGCATTCCGTTCGTTACGCCGCTACAGATCAGCGGCAATCGCAGTTACTTCATCGCTTTCCAGCAAAACGGAGCGACGGCTCTGGTGCAGAAGTATGTCACCGGCCAAGTTTCGACGAACTACCAGGCGGGCAGCGTTACCGGAACTTTCGGCACGTTACCCAATCCGTTAACGCTCCCTAACACCTTCACTTCGGCCAAAGGGCCGATTGGAGGGATCTACTAGCCTAGATGTTGGGATGGGGCTGGTCTGTGCTCCCAGGTCAGCCCCGATTTAATATGCCCTATCGCCGCAATTCGCAGCCGATTTACATGTACCATGCGATCCTGCCGCCGAAGATCGTGTTCGGTGAGGAAGACAAACAAGCGTTGGTTGCTAAGGGCTATGGGACGGAATACATTCGACAGGAGTATCCTAAGCATGTGCAGTTCGGCCACGGGAGAATCGCAGTACGGAGCAAGGAAGAGGAAGAGGAAGATCGCGTCATGGCGAGGCTGCAAGAATTTCAATCGACAGGAGCACATTAGATGGCTTTACGCTTTCAAGGCGAAGAGATTCGCACCGATGTTGACGTTCAGGATCTACTGACTAAGATCCGGCAAGACCCGCGCACCAGCAACCCGCGTGTGCTGACAATCAACCAAATTGCGCAGATGAAGGCAAAGAATGGCGGATATCCGCTGGATATGCACCACGATATGCTTTCTCCCGTTCAGGTACATTCGGAGAAGGAAGAACTGGCGCTTTCGCAGCGCGGTTTTAGGCGCGAGTACAAGCACCGCGATTACCCCAAGTACATGTTTCGCCGCAATGCACACCCGAAATTCCAGAAGTCTGCCGAGGAACGTGCCCGCATCCACAGCCTGACGGCCGAAGCGCAGCGGATCGAGATGGCTACGGTGAACGAAGGCGATTACATCGAAGAGAAGATCGTCAATGCGCCAGAGGAAGAAGCGAAACTGCTGAAGGAGAAGCCGAATAGGACGGCTGGAACCGGCCCTTGGGTTCGCAGTGTGACGGAGATTGCGCCGTTCGAGGAGCCGACTGGCGAAGATCCGGCAGTTACGATTGCGCGGCTCGAAGGCGAGTTAGCGGGATTCAGGGACAAGAAATCGGCTTAAACTGTGGCGACCGTCACCCTTACAAACTTGGCGACTGCCGCCGCGCTAGACATGGGTGGGATCGATCCTGGGGAGGGGTTGAATTCCACCCAATTGGCGCTTTTACTGACGCAGGCGAATCAAATGCTGGCTTCGTGGTCGATTGACCAGCGTTTTATCCTTTCGCTTTTAGTGACGGGCAATTTGACCCTTACGAGCGGAACTTTGGCATACACAATCGGCACAGGGCAGAACTTCAATATTGCACGTCCAGCCGCGATTATCTCCGCTACGGCATTTGTTACTTCTGCGGCATCGACGGCTTATGCTGCTACTGGCGACCCGCGCTATGCCGAAGGCGCGGCAGGAAGCTCAATGGCCGTGCCGCTGAAGATACTCACTGCCGAGGAATTTTCCGACTTCCCCGATAGGGCACTGCGTCAAGTATTCCCCAAGGGATTGTTCTACGATCGAGGGAATGCCGGAAGCCCACCGGTTGGCAATGTGTTCATCGTGCCGATTAATCTTGGAGGTACGCTCGAGATAGTTACTTGGAGTCCGTTGCCTCAATTTGTAGATGCGACAACAACGTATACGCTGCCAGACCCCGCTTACGCGGAGATGATGGAATATGGATTGGCGCTGCGCTCGACGCAAATATTTCCCGGCGTACAAATCCCCGATTGGGTGAAAGTCGGCTATGATGATGCCAGCAAACGCGTGATGACGCTTAACGCGCAATTGGTTGGGGCTCAGGGTATGCAACCCGCGGCGTCCGAGCCTGCTGCGGCGGAAGCAAAATGATGCTTCCTGCGATTACATTCGTCACGGATTGGGCGGGAAATAAATTTCCGTGGGCTAGGGTCCGTTGCATTACATGCGGGAATGAATACTCAGTTCCGCTTGATTACGACGTTACGGATAAATGCCCGTTCTGCCGATCTGATTGTACAAAGGCTGTATTTCAATGAGCCTCAACCTAACCAAACTCGCGTATCAGGCTTGTAGAGACATAGGTTCGCTTCGCGCCGGCACCCAATCAGTGCAGGCTCCAGATCTGCTCAACGACATTCAGGATGCCGCCAATCAGATGCTTGATGCATGGCGTATCGAGTATCTGATGGCGTTTTCCTATCCCGCTTTCATCTTTCCTTTGCAGCAGGCGCTGGAACAATATAAGATCGGGCCGGGACAGGCTCCTCCGAATTTCGATGCACAGCGGCCGGATATCATCACCGAAGCCAACGTAATCATCAACTTCGCAGGTTCTAATCCGACCGTTCGTAAGCAGTTGATCCTATGGGGAAAATCTGAATGGGCAAGCATCAGCGTGCGTGCCACTTCGCCGGGATCCATGGCCCCTATTTCAGCGATTCCGAATGGACTCTACTACGACAATGGATACGACGAAGCGACGGGATTCGCGACGATCAATATCTGGCCTGCGCCAGGTGGCCCGCAACCCATGAGCCTAGAATTCTGGAGCAGCGAAACGATGCCCTTCTTGTCATTCGCTGATCTGACTACGGTCTACAATTTCCCGCCTGCCTATGAGCGCTGCATCCGTAAGAATCTCGCGGTGGAGATTCTGCCGCTCATGTGGGATCGGCGCAAGTCGCTGCGTATCGAGGGAATGCAGGAACCCAATCTTGCACTTGTGGAATTGGTCAAGGCGCAAGCCATCGAAGCCAAATCGTTCATTATGATGAATAATCGGCCTGATCCTCCACCGTTCTGCGACCCTGCATTTCGCGGTTCGGGCAATAAGCCTTCGTGGAACTACGGAGTGGGGACTAACGGGGGCTTGGTGTAGTGTGGCGCAAGTTCCCCCCGAAGACTTCGCATTTGCGGGGCCGACCTACCTTGCAGAATCCCCGGTAATCGATGCACAGCGCAGCCTCAACCTCTACCCTGCGCCCGGAATCGCATCTAGCAAATCGCGTCTCGGTCTTGTAGGACGCCCAGGTTTATCCCTGATCAGCAATCTACCTACTTCTCCCGTGCGCCAACTATGGGCGGGCGATAACAGGCTATTTGCCGTCGGCGGGACGCACTTCTACGAAGTCGATAGCAGCATTGGAATCATCACCGATTACGGCGCAATGGCTGGCAGTACAGGCATTGGGCCAGCCAAGGTAGTCCAGAACGGCGGTAGCGCAGCATTCTCGCTGTGCGTGATGGACTATTCCGCAGGCGCAATCTTCAATGCCAACAACGCTGGTCCATCGATGGATTTGGTCTTCAATGCGGCAGATATGGATTATCTGGATGGGTTCCAGATCGCAATCGCTGCGGGAGCTTCTTTGGCCGGATCTAATCCAAACCAGATCAACACGTCCAACTTTGGCGATGTGACAACGTGGAACGCGCTAAATTATGTCATTAGAACTGGCTCGAGTGACCTCACAAACGGACTGGCTACGAACAATTCGCTACTTTACATCTTCGGACAAAGAAACTTGGAAATCTGGTACAACGCCGGAAACGCTGGATTTCCTTTCGCTAGGGTCAATGGCGGGACTATTGGACTCGGCAACCTATCCACGTGGGGGATCGTAAAATTCTACAACTCAATTATCTGGCTTGGCGGAGATGATCGCGGCTACGCGCAAGTCTATATGATCAACGGGACGTCGCCGCAACGTGTCAGCAACGCATCGATTGAATACCTTTTGGGGCAATTCACGGGATCTCAGCTAATGCTAGCGTGGGCATATGGATATCAGGAGAATGGGCACACATTTTATGTCCTCAACATTCCTACAAACAACTCTTTTAACGCTTTCGCCCTGCACAGTCTCGTATATGACCTCACCACGGGACTATGGCATGAGCGTGTATACGGAGTGCCTTGGCCTTGTTGTTTCGCCTCCCTTCCCGGATTTGGCCTTACGGCAGATTTCATCGGAGACGTGGGAAGCGGGAACATTTACTACCAATGGCTTGGATATACTTCCGATAACGGATCAGCCATCACCTACCAGCGAGTAGCGCCGCACGTTTCAAAGGACAACAAGGCCCACCGCTACAACCGCTTCGAGCTGGACTGCGATATCGGAACCGCCGCGCCAACGCTGGACTATTCCAACGACGGCGGCAGAACGTTCCTGGGCGCGACGATTCCGCTTAGGCAGAATGCCGATGCTATAGCGCCACAGGCCTTCACGCGCTTCTATACGCTAGGAACGGGCATTTCTCGTGATCGCGTATTTGCGGTTAACATTTCGGATGCAGACAACCAGATCAGAATAGCCAATGCACTTCTGGAAATCGATTAGATGCCCGGTTCCATTAACGCCGCATTCGGTCAACCTCCGCTCCAAACTCCACTGCTTCAGCAGGCGGACCAAACGGGCGTTCCCTTCCAGAATCGCAGCCTCCCTACTTCCGGCCTAAATACTCAGTGGATGGCGTGGTTTAATGCGCTCTACGCGCACGATGTTCTCACGCCGCGCATGGTTTCGGTTTCGCAGTCGCAATTGACTAGCCTAGCGGCATTCCTAGGGACGTTCGATGCCGTTATTCCACCACACTTTGACCCGGCGACTGGAACCGTGACACTCGGAACTGCGCCCATTCTTGCCTACGTGTCGGATTTCAACCATACGTTACAGTGGAACGGTACTGGTTGGGAATGGGGGCCGGGGGATTCCGGCAGCGGGATGCTGGTATCGTTTGCAGTGGCTCCCACAGGCGCAGGCTGGCACGCCTGCAATGGTAGCCCTGGAGTGCCTTACCTCAAATCTGATGGCACCATCGGCACCGTAACGCTACCAAACACGGCTTCTACGGCCGCTTACATCAAGGAAACTTCGGCGTACAGTGCAACGATCACCGCAGCTGTTGGTCCGACGATCAGCACACCAACGTTCACCGGAAGTTCGGATACGACCAGTGGGCCTAGCGGTACGATCACTTTCCCTGTGGGTACAGGGTCCAGTATCACGGTTGCCAATTCGACGCATACACACACGGTCACGCCTACCGGAACGATTTCAACGCCCACATCTAGTTTGAGCGGAGATCCTATCGCCAACTTCAGTGCAATGCTATACTTTCGGCAATAGTTAAAGCGATACTTTAGCTTGGAGGCGCCTTACGTCATTATTCGGGGATCTGACTGGTTTCCTGTCCGCAGGACGCGCAGGGAATGTAATCGCTGCCGGAAATCAAGCGGCAGAGCAAGGCGTTCTGGGCGCCACAAATAGTGCCACAGGCGCCATCGAAAGCCAACTTGGAAAGGCGTATAACGACGTCGGTGCGGCTGGCGCTAACGTAAATGCGGCCACTGGAAGCGCGAATACCACCCTCCAGAACTACCTGAACAGCATCCAGGGCAATCTAGCGCCCGGGATCGCTTCAGGCGCTCAAGGAAATACCTCGCTCCAAGCATATGCGGCCAGCAATCCGCAATTCAGTTTCAACCCATCTACCTACCTGAATTCGCCTGCACTCCAATTTCAGGAACAGCAAGGCGATGCAGCAGTCCAGAATTCGGCTACGGCGGCGGGACTTGGCAACAGCGGCAATACGGCTAAAGCCCTAGACCAATACAATCAAGGGCTTGCGAGCACTTACTACAATAATGCATTCAATCAGGCGCAGACTGAATTTCAGACCAACCAAAACACCACGCTGGCGAATCTCCAAGCCCTGATTAATTCCGGCAACACGGCCAACACGCAGAATCAGCAGGCGGTAAGCGCGCTAGGGGCACCACAGGCGCAAAACACGATCAATGCAGCGAATACGAATGCCTCATTGCAGCAATTTCTTGCCAGTCTTGGACTCCAAGGTCAAACCGAAGCAGGAAAAGAAAGCCTGCAAGGCGCGACGACGGCGGGCAACTTCGCGGTAGGCGCGGCAGGCGGTCGAGCATCCGGCATCCTCGGTCAAGGCGCGGCGCTTGGAGACTTCCTTAGTCCGAGCGGCGGCTTGGCTACGTTGCTTGGGGTCACATAATGGGAACGCCCGCCAGTTTACTGGATATTATCGCTCGTGGCGGTTCCTTAGTCGGAGCCAACGAAGCGCAGCAATCCGAAGCCAACTCGGCATTGACGCGGGCGCAGACGCAGAATGTACCCCTTCAGGGCCAGTTAACGCAGGCTCAAACCGCTAACGTGGGCGCGTTAACGCAGGAGCAGCAACTTAAAAACCAGCAAATACAGCAACAGCTGGATAATCAGAGGATTTACCAGCAAGCGATTCAGGCCAGCATGGCTCCGGCCGCTGCCAGCACAACCCAAAGTAGACCTGACGCTACCGCACCACCTGTCAACCCGCCACAATCCCCGATTGCAACGCCGCCCTTCGTCCCCCAAAGTGGAGCGCAGCCACATCGCGCTCCCAATCCTTTTGATGATCCAGAGGGTTTTGGAAAATCGCTGGCATTACTTGGAGCAACGCCTGAGTTTGTTAATCAGACGGTAGCCAATCATTTAGCTATACAGAAAGCCGTTTTAGGACTTCCTAAAGAACAGCTCGAGGCGGAAGATGCCAAACTCGTGCCTGTCCAAAGAATCCTTGAAGGCGTGGCGGCGCTTCCCGATGGCCCGCAAAAGCAATTACAGTATGCTCTGGCCCGTCGCCAGATTCAATCGCTCGACCCAGACGTAGCGGCCAATCTTCCAGCCAACCTTGACAATCAGGTTTTAACTTCAGCGCTTTCGCAAGTGGGCGCATTAAAAGAGCATTTGGCGAACGCCAAGACTAAACAGGAAACTGAAACCAGTTCCGCCCAAGCTGGCGAAGCAAATGCCGCCGCAAGACAGAAGCAAGCCGAGGCGGCGCAGGCCGAATTCGACTTGAACTTACTCAAAGGTACGGCGCAGCCGGGAATGATCGAGGGAAAAGCCGAAACCATCGCGCCGAAGGCTCAGTTCCCCGATATCAACCGGCAACTGATCGCGGACCTACAGACCGCCACGAGTAGGGCTGCTATCCAGGAAGCGCAGAATCGGGCGTCCGAAAAGGTTGCTGCTGCTACGCCAGAAGCAACGGCACGTAAAGCACAAGAAGCGGCAGCCGTGGAATCGGCAACGCTTCCATACAAGGAACGTGCCTCGCGTGATTTGGCGCAGTTCAGCAGCGGCCTTGAGCAAAACCGCGAGGCGACTAAGCTGGCGCAAGGGGCGCTTGAGGATTATCACACATCGGACAGCGCTATCAATGGCGTCCAATCTCTGATCGCCAATGCCGTACAGTCCAAGAATTCTGTTTCCGCTAGTCAAGTGCCGGGGCTTGCCGCCGCTGCTTCACTGGCAATGTTCAGCATCAAGCGGCTACCGGCAGCAGCGGCAGAAGGAATGGGCAACCTGTCTGAAAAGGCAGATGGCATCCTCCATAGCATCACCGGAGGACTTCCTGTATCGGCTACGCAACTCGCCGAATTAAACGACTCCCTTAACGTCATCAAGAAGGCCAACGAGAATAAGTACAACGGCGTCAAGCAATCGATCGAGCAAACGTATAAGGGCGTCAAACTGCCCGAGGTGGGAAGCCACGCCTTAAGCGCTACCGGCCCCGGTGGGCACAAGATTACATCGATGGATAACGGCAAAACTTGGGTGGACGCGCAGACTGGGGCCCCGATTAAATGACGCCGTCGCCTATTTCCTTACCCAAGGGATACGTGCTCGATTCCGGCCCGCAGGCACCGCAACTGCCAGCAGGATATGCATTGGATGCGCCTAAGCCTGCGACGGCGGCGCCACAGGAACCCGGCAATCACTTCGGCGACATAATCGGAGACGCTATAAAAAATGGCCCTACGCGCTTCATGGATTTCATCACGGGCCATCCTATTGAAGATCTGAACAAGAACGCCGAAGCGCATGGGGAAGCCGCCAAAGCCGCAATCAAGGCTGGCGATTGGTCAACTGCATTCGGTCATTTGCTGGCCGGTATGCTCCCAGGAATCGGCGACGAAGCAGTAAAGGCAGGCGAAGAGTTCGGCTCTGGCAATCCAAGCGGCGGATTTGGGCATGCGGTTTTAGCTTTAGCTCCGATCCTGGGTCCTGAGGCGATAGAAAAGGCTGGCCCATACGTACAAGCTGCCGGAAAGGGCGTAGCCGCTGCTGCGCCCGATGCCGCGGCGGGTCTAGCGAAGATAGCCGCTGGAGAAGTTCTTTCCAAGATTCCAGGCATGGAACTCCCGGCAAGATTAACAGTCCAATATCCAGGTTTCAGGCAGGTAAGGGGTTCTGTGCCTAAGGGATGGGACGCATTTATAGCTGAGGTTAATGCCCAAAAAGCCAAAAGTGAACCGATTGGGCCACCCGCGATTCCATCAACTCCGGTTGAAACTCCATCAACCCCGGTTGATGCAATGGCCCAAAAGGGTGCGGCGGTTCAGTTCACGCCACAAGAAGAAGCATTGGCGCAGCACGTCATGCAATCGACGGAGCCGCAGAGCATTTCATCTGCGCTGAATCTGCCTGCTTCTGCCAGTCCGCGAGTTCCCTTGCAGCCTCCGCTAGCTAGACCCACTTCAATATCGCTAGCCGAGGCTCTACGTCAGGAGATGCTTAAATCAGGCACGCTGGACGCAGGCAAGGAAGCCGGAGCTACGGAATCCTCCGCACAAGCACCTGTCCCGCAGGGTCCGCTAGACGCTGGATTCCGTAGCTTACCGGCTAATGTCCGCAAAACTGCGGCCAATGCCAACTATCGGGCACAGCAGGAAACCGGCGCGGGCGTACCCAGTGGTCAAGCCTACGAAGCGGCCGGCCGAGCTAATAAAGTAGATCCGTTGGTTAATCATCTATCTACCAAACTGCAAGAGAACGGCATTTCGGCGGATGACGCATCCATTCTCAAGGATCCGCAGTTCAAGCCGCATTGGGCTGCGCTCTCGCATGATCTTGGGATTAAACCGCCCTCGGCCAAGACCATTGACGCTGTGATCGAAGAATTGAAAAAGCGAGAAGTGGCCACTAAATAATGCCTTCCTTCGATCAGAGCCTTTACATGACCGAAATGAAGAAGCGCTACGAAGCTTCTAAAACCGGCTGGTCGCACGTTCGCGAGGATTACCGGCTCGATGCGCGTTATGCTTCGGGAGATCCTACGGACCAATGGGATTCGGATATCAAATCGGATCGTGATGGATCGGGCATTCCGGCGCTTACCTTCGACCGGTTAACCCCAATGGCGATGGCGCTCGTCAATAATACCCGTAAGAATCGTCCGCAGCCGCAAGTGATCGCAGGCGATGACGGCGACCCAGAAATTGCCGAGATCATCGAAGGCAAGATGCGGCATATTCAGTACGTATCACGGGCTGAAGTGCCATATTCTCATGCTGAACTGTGCGCAATCATAGGTGGATGGGGATTCTACGAGATTGAGAAGGACTACGTGAACAAGCGTCCCAAGTCTGACGGGACGATGAATTACGACAAGGAACCGAGAGTCCGTCGAATTCTCGATCCTATGTGCTCCTTTCCCGATCCTTCTGTGCAGCAACCGGATTTCTCGGACGCTGAATTCTGGATTCTGCGCTATTGGTTCTCGCGTGACAAATTCCAGGCAGAGTTTGGTGTAGAGCCGCTTTCATGGCCGTTCGAAGAGCCGAATAGCGATTTAGCCGCATGGGGCGACGCGAGGGGCGTATGGGTCGCCAAATACTATTGGATTGAACGCAAATCACACAAGCGAATCATGTTGTGGGACGGCACTGAGGGCCGCGCTTCGGACCTTGAGCAGGACCCTTCACTGGAGGAATACCGCACTGAAGACGGAAAATTCCCGCCTGAATACATCAATGCCGAGCGGGACGAAACTGAGGTAATCGTCCACTGCGATTATGTAGACGGGGAAAAGATCCTCGAAGAGAACGTCATTAGCGCGGACTGGATTCCGGTAATCGCAGTAACGGGTACGGAGATCGTCTCAGAAGGCGAACGGCGATTCATTTCTGCGATCCGGTATAAGCGCGATCCGCAGAAGTTTCTTAACGCTTCAGTTTCCGGCGTAGCGCAGGCAATTGGATCTGCCAATCATTCGGAATACATCGCGGTAGAAGGTTCAATTCGCAGCAAAGCATGGACGGACGGCAAGGCACACCGCGTACTGACCTACTATCCCACAGATATTACGGGACAACCGGCAGTTCCACCGACACGTGACACTTTCGAGCCGCCAATCCAAGCCCTGACCGCAGCCATGACCATGGCTATTGATGGCGTTAAGGGCAACGACGGATATACAGATAACGTGGCACGCCCGAGCCAAGCGGACATTTCCGGCGTGGGCGTACAGCGCCGACAGGATCAGGCTAATTTATCAAACGCCCACTTCGAAATGAACTTGGTTGACGCCCAATGGCACGGAGGACGCATCATGCTGCAAATGTTAATCCGCGAGACGGATACGCCGCGAAAGTGGGTAGTGCGCAAGGAAGATGGTAGCCAGCGCACCGTGCCAGTAGTCGGGGGTGACACGCAGGCAATGGTTCCCGGCATGGAGAATCAGCCGCACTACCGCGTGGATCATGGTGAATACGGATTGGATATTACGACCGGCCCAACCTATGCCGCCAAGGCAGAGCAGGAAATCGATACTCTCTTAGAGATCCTGAAAAACAATCCGCAGATGTGGCCGATTTATGCGCCTACCGTCTTTAAGCGCCTCGGCTTCACCGATCTTGAGGAAATCGCTCAACTCGCCATGCCGCCGCAGTTCCAGCAAGCAATGCAGGCGAAGCAGCAAGGCGTCTCGCCCCAAGAAGCTGCGTTACAGGCTCAAGTGCAACAGATGCAGGCCGTCATTCAGCACATCAGCCAAATCCTGCAAACCAAGCAGATTGAGCAGCAAGGCAAGATCGACGTCGAGAATACGAAAATCCGCGGCGAGCTTTCGGTTGAGAAACTGAAGACGATCAGGGCTTTGATAGAATCGCTGGAAAAGAATAAGCACGAGGCGTCGGTCGAAATGGCCGGCCACAAGGTGGGAGCGGCAGAGCATTTAACGCAATTAACACATGATGCGACAATGGCGGCAATGCAGCCACCGGAGCAGAATGAAGGAGTAACGCAATGAAACGAGTATTTTGCGCGGCGCTGATTGCGGCGTGCCTGATGGGGCAGAACGCAGGAGGATTCCGCTACTCCGCGACCACGGGTAATGTTTCTCTATCCGGTGCCGGAACGAGCTTTACGGTTCAGCAGCCGCAGAGCGGTGCCGCATCGGTGAATCTGGAAGCCGCTGTAGTTTATTGCTCCGTGGCCTGCACCCTTACTCAAGCGCAAAATGGAACCGCCGCGACCGCTACGGCGGGTACGGTAAATCCCCTGCTTCCATTCGGGCCAGCCAGCAATACAACGGTTTGGACGGCCAGCAACGTGGGAACCGGTACGCCAGCTGGCGGTGCATTAGTTCTTCAGGCGGGCATTCCGGTTACCTTGATCATGAGCGGCATAACGCTTCCGAAGACTGGCACGGCTACGAATTACACGTTCACCATATCGAGCATTACCGGGACGGCCAATATCACAGTTTATTGGAAGGAAACGCCGTGAGAATACTCGTAATCCTGCTTTTGGCTATTCCGGCTTTCGCTCAATATCCACAACCTGGCGGTGGAGGCGGCGGTGGCGGAACCGGTGCAGCCAATCCATCCTGCGCGTTCGACGTATCGGCTACTAGCTGCACGATAAACACCGCTTCTCTTGCCGTTTCATCGGCCAATTACACGCAAATCCTTACGCAATGCTTTACTGGAGCATCGACAACCCAAACGCCTGTCACCATTACTACATACACGTACACAAACTCCGGTGGAAACGTGGCCACGGTTACGCCCCACTTTTCTTCCGCCGCCGCAGCAGGATATTGCGTGGCCAACGCAACTGGTACAGGCGCAGCTGGCACACCGGGATCTACTGGCGCGACGGGTCCATCAGGGGCGGCTGGCCCTACCGGCACGGCAGGCGCAACTGGGGCGACTGGAGCAACCGGTACGGGAGCCTCTCCGGTATTCAACGTGGTTACTCAATGCTCGGCTGATCCCACGGGCGTCTCAGATTCTAGAACGGCCATTCAAACTTGCATGGATTCGGCCAAATCAGCATCCCCGGCTACGGTTTACTTTCCCCCTGGAACGTATCTGTTGAGTTCCGCAGGCTCAACGGGAATACTCCAGGAAGTGGATACGAATACCGCCCATTCGTGGACTATCAATTTTGTGCTCGACGGAGCAACGCTCACTACGTCTCAGTTGACCAAGCCGCTTCTACTTTTAAACGGTTGTTGGGTGAATTCTACGATCTCTGGCGGAACATTCGCCAATACGCACGGCGTGGTGACAACCGATTCCATCGGACTAGCTCTTTTGGGCACTTCCAGCAATTGCATGATCGGCAACACGATCACTGGAACGACCTTCAAGAACATGAGCCGAATGATCGAAACGGACGGCGTGAATGGACTGACGGTCGGCCCAAGCAATCAATTCTTTATGACCAATGGCCGCGATTCCGGTACGAGTAGCAACGCAACACCTAACGTCGGCGTATGGCTTTTCAACAATAGCGGCTCTGGCGGCGGTACCAGTTCAAACGTCACGGTAGTTGGAAACACATACAACGGAGCGACTAGCGGCAACGTAAGCGGCAATACGACTAAAGCCTGCGGCGACGGGTTTGTGTACGGGCAGGGGATAAATTATCAGGTATTAAATAATAAGGTTTCGGCGTTCAGCCAGGAAGGAATCTACCTGTTCCCGGACGCTACCAACGGCACTCCCGGCCTGATTTCTGGAAACTATGTCGATGGCACGCTCATCACCGGCGACACGACCGGCGGAGGTACCTACGGTATCCGGGACGACAACAGCGGCAGCACGGTATCAGACAACTCCATCGTCAACGCCCTCCAAGCGATTCTGATCTACGGACCCACATACCCTTCCGTCATCAGCAACATAAAGGTATCCGGCAATCGGATCTGGACAACCCCACCACAAACTCAGGCCATCACATATGGAATCAGCGCCACCCAAGTTAATAACATAGTCGTAAGCAATAACGATATTTCGTGGCTAGGATCGCCGTCATCTTCTTTGGTCCAGAGCATTTTAGTGCAAGGAGTTTCGGGTACGAACGGCCTCAACAATTCCATTACCAATAATTCGGTGACGGCCCTTTGGACTACACCCCCAACGACCACCGAATGCGTATATCTGCAATTCCTAACCCCCGCTTCGTGGGGATCATTGCAGGGCAACAACTGCGCCGGAGCAACAACAGGTTGGCATTACCAAAACGTCGGCTCTCCGTCCGCCGCTCAGCTTCTATCGCTGATCACTAATAACAAGTATATTTCCGTAGCGGCGACTCTTAACCCATCTGTTTCCTTCCCATTTGCCGCCAACTATGGACCATTAACGCTGGATGGTTTCGGAAGAATTACCGGCGCACAGGCTCTTACTTTAACCACTACTGGGTCGAGCGGAGCAGCGTCATACACCACATCCACCAACACTTTGAACATACCTGTTTATACCGGAGGGACCGGAGGAACGGCCCCGGGCGGGCATACGCTGGCTACTTCGGGTTCTCCCGCAATCGCGTGTAGCGGCAGTACCGTAGATCCGTCCGATTCGTTTATCATCCCTACTTTAACTGGCAACCTGACGCCTACATTCGCAGTCTCAAGCAATTGCACGCCATACGAGATTTTGAACTGGACGATTACCGAAGGCGTAACGAATCGCCTGATCACGTGGCCTACCGGATTAACAAATCTGCCGACGCTTACCGGCATCACAAATGCCACGGTTTCCTTTCGTTGCGTCCTCGACAGCGGGGGCAGCAACGCGGTGTGCGGGTCGATTCAATTAAGCGCTGGCCCTTCATCTCCCGGATATGACACGTTTGCGAATCTCAATGCCAGCTGGCCTTGCAGTTCTTCTTTGAACGGCTTCACGTTCAACGTTTCGGACTCGAATACTGCTGTACTGGGAGCGACGATTGCGGGCGGCGGTACGACTAAAACTGCGGCGATTTGCAACGGAACAAACTGGATAGTGGGTGACGGACCAACGACCGGAGGCGGCAGTGGCAGCGGTGGCACCGTAGTTGTGAGAACAGCAAGCTATTTGTTGGTCAGCGGAGATTCCGGCAATGAGGAAGTATTCAACGGGTCCACGGGAACAAATTGCGCAGGCGGTACGGGAGTCTGCCTACCCGCGACGACCCCGACTATGCCGTGGATTGTCGGGCTAAAAAACATAAACGCCACGGATTTGGTTATCCACCGAAACGGCAATACGATCAATGGCGTAGCGGCAGACATTACGCTCCATCAATACCAGTCAATTACCTGCGCTTCGGACACGATCACCGCGAACAACTACCAGTGCGATATAACTCCTAGCGCAGGCAGTTCGAATATCGTGCTCACGCTATCCTCCAATGGATGGACAATAGATCTCGCTTCCAGCCCTACTGTAACGACGCAAAGCCCCGGCGATAATTCTACCAAAGTGGCGACGACGGCATATGCGAATACCAATTTCACGGTTATTAAGACCAGTGGCTCTCCGTTCACCATTTCTGCCATTACGGGTACGTATTGGAATGACACGGGGTCGGCTTATAGTTTCAATCTGGCCGTGCCGTTGCCTGGAATAGTCCAGTGCTTCGGGAATTATAAGGCCAGAACTTCAGCGATTTCCCTGATACCGCCTAGTGGCGTGACCATATACCTCATGGGAGTCGCCGGAACGGCTGGCTCTTCGACCGGTCTCGTAAGCGGCGGTGCAGCTGGCGATTACATATGCCTTCAGGGTACCGACAATGCCACTTACATGGTAAGCGGTCCTGGCGTTAACCCTTGGACGAACCATTAAAATGAAGACCATATTTGCAATCCTCTTTTCTGCCCATATCCTTTCCGCTCAGTCGTCAATGCTCTTGCTTACTGCGGGCGGAAGCAGCGGTACTGCGCTGGCGAATCCAACGTTTAGCCCAGTAGACGGGACGACTAATCCTGGCTCGGTCGCCATCACGTATCCAGCTGGTTCACAGGGATGCTACGCCACTTCCGGCCCGCCGTCTCAGGGTCTAACGGCTGGCACGTGCGGCGCAGGATGGACTAACTACACCACATCCATCACCGTTAGCGTTACGGAGACGATCTATGCCTATGCGACCGAGGTGGCGCATACAAACTCCCTAACGGTTCACGCTTCGTATACGGTCACGGGAGGTACCTTCGGCACGCCTTCGGTGGTAGTCAACAACAACACCACAGCCAGTGCGACTACGGTCACCAAAACAACGACGGCTGGCGATCTGCTTTACATTTACGGCACTGGATCTCCTAGCGGTGGATGCGGAGGATTCATAGGTGGAGACGGAATACAGCTGCCTACGGCAACGGGAGGGGAGACGATAAGCGCCGTCCCGATAACTGGAGCGGGTATTGGAGGACTCCAGGTAATAAGCGGGGGTACTGGGTATAGCGGACTGTCATGTTCCATAACCGGCGCAGGATCGGCGAGCTGTACTGCCACTCAATCTATGGGGGCAATAACCTCCATGGCAATAACAAATGCAGGAGCATTAGTAAGCTCGGCATCTCCCGCTACCGTGTCCGTATCTGGAGGAGGAGGGACAGGGTTTTCCGGCATCGTATCCGCTTACTGTATTCAGGATGCAGCCACGGGAATTCACACAGCTTGGTACGCCCCAAATATTCCAGGGACCACAGGCGAAGTCTTTACGCTGGATACTTCTCTATCAGGGTTTGCATTCAATACATTGGGCGTAGCAGAGATCTCTGGAGCTAACGCAAC